TGCATAGCCATGTTTCTGGTAACTAATTCGTCCCAGTTCTCTCGACGCTGTTCCTTTTCAATGTATCTTGCATACTTCATGTGGACTGTGATGTCCGATAAAATCTTTTTCTCTAAATCCATTAGGGACTCCTGTTGTTTTTAATTATTTTCCTGCTTTCGCGTATTTGTCTTTAAGCATCTGCAAAGCGTCTGACGTTGATTGCATTTTTTCCGCTGATTCGTCTCGGTCCAGTATCTTGATGGTAACGTCAGACCAATCAACGAAAGCATCAAACACAAGCCCATCTGGGCCATTGCGGTTCTTTGCGATAAAAATACGACCCTTATTCGCTTGCTTATCTTGTACAGTTCTCGATAGAGAAAAGATGAAGTCTGCAACAAAACATTTATTAAATGCTTCCGAGATTGCTTCCATTGTGATAACTTCAGCATTAAGACCTCCTCGGTTTGTTTGAGACGCTGTCCAACAAGGGATCTCATAAGTTTGGGCAAGCCCTCGAAGACCCTCATAGGTCTCCTCTAACTCGTGACGCTTCTCTCCGGTTGCTCGGGGAGGTCGTAACAAGTCAGCATAGTCAACCAAGATCATATCAGGCTCAATGCCTCTCTTTCGTAGCTTCTCAATATGATTCTTGAGAGTTGATACGGAAGCCGATTTGGTTGGATACTCTTTGATAATTAGAGTACCTTCAAGGTCTTTCACTTTCGCAACAATTTCTTTTTGTCTTTCTCTGTGCTCATTAAGTGGAACATCCGTGATGCAACAATCAAAGCGTTGCCCCACAGTTGTATCTTTTAGCTCGAGCGTATAATAAACTACAGTCTTGCCCTTGAGAAGTGCCTGTGTTGCGAGGTGGACAAGAACCATTGACTTACCGGCGCCAGTTGGTGCTACGACTACGCCAAGTTCGGACTTACCAAGTCCGCCTTTCACAATTTCATCCATTCGAGACCAACCTGTTGAGATAGGGTCTCTTGTTACAGACTCAAAACGTTTTAGCAAATCTTTACGGAAGTCATGACCAAAGTTATTATCGGTTCCCAAAACAAGAGCATCCTTGATAAGCTTTTCTATTTCTTCAAAAGAAGAAGACTTTAGTAGACCTACGGATTTCATCATTGCCTGTTTCAGGATTTGCTTTCGGCAGAAGTCGATAGCCTTGTCTTTAATAAATGGCGCTTCCTCAACTCCATCGGACTTATGAACTTTGTCGAAGAAAGTTCTAACCTTTGTGCTTACTGCTTTGTCGTGGTGATTCAATTCTGTTCTTAAGACAGTGATCATTACTTCTGTATTTGGATGTGTGTTATATTTATCTCGGTAATCAATCAATGCCTTCGCAAATACTTGCAAGTATTTTCTTTCAAAAAAGGACACATCTAACACTTCCGTTATTTGATCGAAAAATGGTCGATCTTCAAACATCAATTGACATAAGTTTTCTTGGAAATTGCCGCCAAAGCGCATAAAGGTTTCTTTATTTTCTAATTCGTTCATTTGTCCTCCCAGACTTATTTGGTTACTTAATTATAACCTATCACAGTTCACTTGTCAAGTATTTTCACTTATTTATTCTTCGAAATACCACTTGAAGGTCGTTGAAGTTGAGGTGACCGGCGTCATCGGCGAACAACATTTGTGTGAACTTTATTTTATTAAATATTGGTTCGAAGTCAATGATTGATTTTTTGATGATCTCTCGATTCATTGTTCTGATGTTTGGAAACTGCAATTGCATGATCGCATAGTTATCTTTGATAAGTTTTTCATCCTTTTGAATGTTCTCATGAATCTTAAGCTTTTTCCCGACCATAGCGCAATCTCTTACAATGTCTGCGACTTCATATTCATTCTCGCGAATAAGATAAGGAAAGCGCTTGGCTATTGTCTTTAAACCTGCACCTTTAATTCCCGGAAGATTGTCTGATGAATCTCCTGCTATCGCTCGAGCCAATGCGAAGTTCTTTGGGTGAATCTTAAACTCATCTACAACAGTCTCTTCAGTAACAATTTTTTTCTGAATTGGTCGATAAATTTGAACATCAGGTCGACATAACTGAAAAAAGTCCTTGTCGCTTGAGATGATTGTCTTTTTCCAACCGTCATACTTCGGATGGTTAATCACCAACGCAATGATGTCGTCGGCTTCCGTAAAGTCTGCAACGAGTTGTATTACAGGCAACTCGTTTAGATACTCCATGAGTCTGACTTGTTGATAGCCTTTGTTGGCTTCTTCTTTCTCTTCCGGAATGTCTATCAATCGACGGTTAAATCTCACAACTTTTCTTCCGCCTTTGTAGTTCTTGTTCATAGAACGGCGTCTCTGAGAGCCATCATGACCATCCCAAGCGATTATAACCTCATCAGCAGTAAAGTCCCTAGCCACCTTCTGAAGTGACTTTAGAAAGCCAATGGTGCCGCCTATGGGCATGCCGCTTTTGTCCAATTGTGGACTCACCACATAGCTACGCAGAAACATGTTCAACGCGTCAATTATTATTACATTTTTCATTTGTTCTCCAATATTTTTTTAATTATCTTTATCGTTTGTTCCGGACCAGTCGTAGAATAACCAAGTTCGCCTGCCAACTTATATGCTTCGGTGTCGTTTCCGGCTCCTTCGCATCGATCCCCGATAAAATATATCTCTTTATAATGTGCAAAGTTTGTAAATGCATAGGTCTTATCCCATCCTTTTGGATATATATCAAATGATGTGTCACCACCCAACTTTATCATTACATCTTCTAGACCTTCGGCATCGAACTTGCTTCTTGCTAAATTTAACCATTGGCGTCTAATAGAGTGTGCCTCATCAAGCTCTATCCATGCTGAGCGATCAGAATCTTCTGCTTGGCGGCCTATGGGGCACCAATTCAAGGTAGATCCACGATAGCTTATAAAGTTTCCTGTTAAGGGCATGTCCCCATAGATGTTGATGAGAGAAGAGTGTAAAGTTGTTATGATTCGCATCAACATCTTCCATCTTGAGTTGGAAAGGTACCCTATCATGCTCTCCTCATATACTCGCTTCATTCCATGATGTTCCAATCTGTAGTACTTGGTGCCATTGCAAGGGAGATAATGTATGTCAAAGCAATTTAACAACTCATGCTCAAACATGGGCTTGCATTGCTGCTTTATATAGTCTAATCCCGAACCAGTTAGGATGCCAATTTCAAATCCCGCTTTCTGAACGTTGTAAAGTTCGTTTGCAACTTCTACGCTCATAACTTGTCGAGCAGGCGTCAGTGTGCCGTCCATGTCAAATAATATTATTTTTTTCATTTGTCCTCCAGACTTTTAATGAAGTCAATATCTATGCCCATGGTGTCAAACCACCACTCGTTGGACTTGTCTTTAAACTTGGGCTTGTCCTTATTTCTATTGTAGTTCTCTACAACCTTGTCTTGGCGCTTCTTCTCTTTGAGATAGTGCTCATTGGTCCACTCTGAACTAAGACGGTAAAGTTCTCTTAGTAATTTGCGGAATACATAACCCTGTTCCTTGTTGCTTGGGTAGTATCCTGAATGTAATAGTTTTTCACATGCTTGGATTAAAATCTCTTCACGTGTTTCCTCATTCGGTCCATTCACGAACATGTCAAGCCTTTGTAGTCCAAACCCGGCATCAATGCAGGTTCCAAGTGGGTTTACGATGTTTCCTATCTCGACGTCATCTTTGAAGAACTCCGTGCAATAGCCGCCAATGTCTCCATCCGTCCATTTACATTCTTCTTCGCTCCTTACTTCAACATCATAGTTGTCATAAAGACTTCGCCACTCCTCCATCTTATCGGGGTGGATTGTTACATAGTCTACCTTGATTTCTAGAACGTTCTCGACAAACTCCATCCAGAAGTCGACCGCTGTTTGGATAGACATTGTTCTAAATGAAAAGAGACCAACCATATCAAAGTATAGGAAGTGTGTACCGTCTCCGATCTCCTCTAAGTCGTTTAGTCTGATGCAGGACTGAATGTTTGCCTGTGTTCCTGTTTCATCTGATTTAAATTTTTGCTTAAACTGCTGCATTCCTGCGGGACAGAATAATGTTGTGTTGTCGTATGGGCGTACATTGTCGTCCAATTGGTAATAGATCCTCTTGTTTTCACAAAATTGTCTATATAAATCTGTTATATTTTTCATTCGTTCTCCAACGTATATTATAATATAACACGCCTAAGGCGACGTGTCAAGTAAAAAGGGTAAAAAAAAACCCCAACTCCGAAGAGAAGGGGCTTATGAGTAACTTCAGGATCTAACCTTCTTCATTCTCG